CAACCCGCAAGGACAAATCTGACATGGCTATTTTTCAAGGCGCAATCAACCAGAACCTCGTCAACGACGGCTCTGTCATCACGTTTACCTGGGGGCCGTTCACCGCCAGCGGCGACGTCGGCACCGCGATGGGTCACCCGCAATACAGCTACCGGACCTACATCGTGACCGGTGATTTTTCTAGCGGCCAATCGGTGACGCTGGAAGGCTCCAACGACGGCACCAACTGGGTTCCGCTGACCAACAGGCAGGGCACCGCCATGACGTTTACTGCGCCTGGCATGAACACCAGCCAGGACATGCCGGTCTATACCCGGCCGCGCATGACAGCAGGCTCCAGCACCGGCATCAGCATCGTTGTTGCCTGCCACCGCCAGGACATCCCGACGGCGTCGTGATGATGGAAAAAATCATCGCCACCCTGTTTCTGTCCCGCGAACTGGCGCACCGCGCGCATCTTTCGACGCCCAGCTACAGCGAGCATATGGCCCTCCAAATCTTCTACGAGGGGATCATTGAGCACGCCGATGCGCTGGCCGAGGCATACCAAGGAAGGTATGGCCCGCTTGACAAGATCCCGCTGCTGGACAACGAGACCGAGGGTGACATTGCCGACGTGCTTGAGGGGCAGCTTGCCTACATTGAGATGCATCGCGATGAGGCCGCGGGCAGCGATCGGCCGCTGCAGAACCTGATCGACACCGCCTGCGGGCTGTATCTGTCGACGCTTTACAAGTTGCGCCAGCTTGCGTGATTCAATCGCCTGGATTGAGGTGCTTCACAAGCTTGGCGTGCGGGGCGAGACGGCCGGGCGCTGGGCCGACGCCTTTGCCAAACAGGTGACCCCAAGCGCGTTTAGCAAAGGGGAGGCCGAGATCCCTGAGTTTCTGGGCCAGATCTTGCACGAGTCGGCCATGCTTGAGCACGTCGAGGAAAACCTGCGATACAGCGCCAAGCGGCTGACCGAGGTCTGGCCATCCAAGTTCAAAACGATCGCCCAAGCGCAGGCTTACGCGAACAACCCGCCGGCGCTGGCTAATCGGGTCTATGGCATGCGGGCTGATCTGGGCAATGACCAGCCAGGCGATGGATACAAATACCGGGGCCGCACATTTTTGCAGATCACCGGCAAGGCGAACTACCGGCAAACCGGGCAGGCGCTCAAGGTCGACCTTGTAAAAAACCCCGACCTGCTGGCTCAGCCCGAGTTTGCGTTGCGTGCGGCGATCGCTTGGTGGGAAAGAAACATCCCCGACTCGCTGATCGGCAATGTCGATGCGATCAGCCGTCGGGTGAATGGCGGCACAGTCGGAATCGCGCAACGAGAGGGGTTGACAAATTTGGCGGTGTCGTTATTGACGTGACATATCCCGCTAGTTAAGCTAACTCAAGTCCCCAAAAATCAAGCCTCGCTAACGCGGGGCTTTTTCATTTCCGATGCTCGATTTTCAAAGCCAGACCTGGCACCTCCTTCGCAAATGGGCCGAGGAGGAGCTGCGTCGGGCGCGCTTGAAGAACGACTCGGTGGGTTTGCCGCCAGAAGAAACGTCGGCGATTCGAGGGGAAATCAGAGCTTTTAAGAGATTGCTCGGTCTGCCGCAGTCGGCACACCGGGATGCAAATCCTCCGGGCCCGGGCCTCGAGGAATAAAGGAGAAGTGCAATTGGATCAAGCCCTCTGGGACGAAGAAGCAAAGATTCGGGATGAAGAAACACCGCCGCCGCAGGAACCTGCGCCGGAACCGCCACCCGAAGAAGCGCCGCCGCCCGAAGAGCCTGCAGTTGATCCGCTGATCGAGCGACTCACGAAGCTTGAGCAGTCCAACGCACAACTCCTGCAGCACGTGAAGACCGCCGAGGGGCGTGTCTCTGCGATGCAGCGCGAGCTAGAGCTTTCCCGCCAGGCACAGAAGGCCGTGTCCGACGCACCGTCTCAGCAGCAGATCGCTGTCGCAGCGAAGAACCCCGAGAAGTGGGAATCACTGAAGACCGATTTCCCCGAATGGGGCGAAGCGATGGAGGAATTCGTCGCTGCAAAGCTCTCCGGTTTTTCGGCACCACCCGCTGTCGACGTTGACGCGCTGGTCGCACAAAAGCTGGGCGAAGCCAAAGCAGAGACTGTCCGCCTGCTGGAAGAGTCACGCATCGAGGCGAAGTACGAGGACTGGCGAGACATCGTCAACACCAGCGACTTCACCGCCTGGTACTCGGCGCAACCGCCCGAGATCCAGCGTCTGGCCGAAAGCACCAAGGCCCGAGACGCACTCGAGATGCTCGACAAGTTCCATGCAGCCAAAGCCAAACCCGCGGCCGGGATTCGGCAAGAGCGTGAACAGCGCCTTGCCGCAGCAGTCACGACGCGACCTGGTCAGACACCGCCGCCCAAGACCTTGGGTGATTTGTCGGTCCAGGAACTTTGGAACCACGAAGCCGCAATGCGCGAGAAAACGCGCTCAGAACGCGGCTTCTAATAGGAGCACATCATGTCCGTTCAAGGCTATAACACAGTCGCATCGCGGAATCTAATCCGCGCCGCGCAAGGCATGCTCGAGCACGCCCAGCCGATCACCGTTCTCGGTGACTTTGGCACCCAGCGCGAGATGCCCCAGAACTCCACCGACATTCTGGTCTTCCGTCGCACGCTGCCCCTGGGCGCGGTCGCAGCCGGCACCAACATCCAGAACGGTGGCCCCGCAGGCTACATCAACACCCCGGTGATTGCGGCCAACAGCTACCTGCTGTCGGAAGGCGTGACCCCGAACAGCCAGTCGATCACGTTCCAGGACGTGTCGGTCCAGCTCCAGCAGTACGGCGTGCTCTTTAAGTTTTCGAGCAAGACCGAGCTGCTGTATGAGGACGACATCCCGGGCGAGATGACCAAGCTCACCGGCGAGACGATGGCCGAGGTGCTTGAGCTTGTGCGCTACGGCGTGGTCAAGGCAGGCTCCGTTGTTCTGTACGCCAACGGCTCCAGCCGCTCGGCTGTGAACACCCCGGTGACGCTCAACGTGCTGCGTAAGGCGGCCCGCGTGCTGGAGAGCAACCGTGCCAAGCGCGTCACTTCGCGCCTTGCCCCCGGCGTGAACTTCGCCACCCGCGCAGTCCAGCCTGCCTACGTCGTGTTCTGCCATACGGACGCCGTCTCGGACATCCGCAACCTGCCGGGCTTCACCCGCGTCGAGGAGTACGGCTCGTTCAAGCCGATTCACGATCGTGAGTTCGGTTCGGTCGAGGACTTCCGCTTCATCAGCTCGCCGCTGTTTGCACCTTTCGCGGCAGCCGGTGCTTCGACTTTGAACGGCATGGTTAGCGTAGCTAACGCTAACGTCGACGTGTACCCGCTGATCCTCATCGCCGAGGACTGCTGGGGCCAGGTCGCGCTGAAGGGTTTCAACGCCATCAAGCCGATCGTCCTGAAGTCGAGCCAGACCAACCATGCCAACCCGCTGGGCCAGTTCGGCTACGTGGGCGCGTCGACCTGGTTCAACGCGGTGCGATTGAACGAGGCTTGGATGGCTCGCGTCGAAGTCGGCGTCACCAATCTGTGATTGAGCGGGGCTGCGTAAGCGGCCCCTCTCTTTCCTCATAAGGAACAGATATGGAAAAGATCAAACAGTTGCTGATTGTCGGGGGCGCGCAGATCCTGCCCGAGACGTTGGCGCGTGCGTTCAACGACCCGTACTCGCGTCAGTGCCTGAACTCGGCGGGCCTTGCAATCAAGACCGCGTCAAGCGCTTTGGCCAAATCGGCCAACATCGTGACGGCGATCGTCAACGGCGTTTTGGTTCAGAAAGCGGCAAGCGATATGCCGGCGCTGACTGGCCTGAGCATCGCCAACGGATCGTACGGTGCGGTCGTTTTTGCGGTCGACGTGGGCGGCAACCTCACTTCTTATTTCACCAATACCGGTGCGCTGGCCAACCTCGTGATGCCCCCGATCCCGACCAACGTCGCGGTCATTGGGCAGCTCGTGATTCAAAACGGCACGGGCTCGGCCTTCACCGGCGGCACCACCGCGCTGGACACCGCATCCCTGACCGTCACCTACATCAATCAAGTCGGCCCGTTCTACCCGAACGCCGCATTCTGACGAGGCAAACATGAGCTACAACATCACTTCCGCACTTCAAGGCGGCAACGTCACCCTGAGCAAGGCTGGTCTGACCGGTCTGTCGGGTGCTGCCACGACCTACTCGACCGGCTCGACCGCGATCACCTACGCGGTGCAGGGCAAGATCCCGACCGCCAAGGCTCAGGTCTCGGGCGGCACCACGCCGACCACCGATGGCGTGACCAGCGCGACCTTCGCCGTTCTGAAAGCCAACCAGGGCTGCGCTTTCGTCTGGTGCCTGGACGTTTCGGGCAACGTCAAAGTCGTTCAGGGCCCCGTGCCGATCCAGCCTGGCACGGTTTCGACCGTGACCAACGTGGACGACTCGGGTAACTGGGTTTATGCGCCTCAGTTCCCGCAGATCCCGGACACGCTGGCCCCGTTCGCCTACGCGATCGTGCGTCTGACCTCGTCGTATGCCGGCACCACCGGCTTCCGGTTCGGTACGGACAACTGGAACACGACTGGTGTGGCCACCATCGCGGTCCAGGACGTGTTCACGTTGCCCGCCTTCCCGCAGACCGCCTAAGTCTGTGATCTTCGCCGGCCCGGGAGACCGGGTCGGTGTCTTTTCAAGGAGCCCCTGTGGCCAACAGAATCATCGCCGGTATTCCGGTCGAGACCACCGACACCACCATCGACGCTGCAGCAGCAACCGATCTTCACAAGGTTGCCGCCGACGAGGCGTTCATGCACGAGCTGGTCACGATCAACGTGCATCCGACCACCGATGAGAATTCGCCTCCTTACGTCATCGTCTCGGTCAACGGGACGAACTGCCCGGTGCCTCGCGGCGTGTCGGTCGACATCAAGCGCAAGTACGTCGAGGTGCTGGCCAGGATGAAAGAGACTCGCTACACCCAGATCCAGGGTGACAGCGGCCGGCCTGACGATCTGCGGATGATTGAGCGCACGGGCCTGTGCTACCCCTTTGACATGATCCAAGACAAGAACCCCCGCGGTCGTGCTTGGCTCTCGAAGGTGCTGGCTGAGGCTGCCTGATGAATTACTTGGCGCTGGTCAACGCTCTTCGAGCGGAGTGCGGCGTCTCGGGCAGCACACTCACTACGCTTCAAACTCCGACCAGCCTTGAGGCTGTTCGGATGAACAACTGGATCGCCACCGCCTGGGAGACGATCCAGACGCTGCGCGAGGACTGGCAGTTCCTGCGCCAGCCGGTCAGCTTTACCGGCATCGCCTCGCAGCAGTCGTACACGCCAAGCGCTTTCCCGGTGTCGCTCACGAGCTTTGGCAATTGGAAGCGGGACAGCTTCCGGTGCTCAACGGTCGGATCGAACAACGGCGATGAGCAGTTGCTAAACTTCCTGCCCTACGACAGGTTCCGAAACCTGTACCAGTACGGGCAGATGCGAAACGTGACCC